TATATAATGAATAATATCAATCTATGGAGTACATATTTTCTTAAATGGCGTAAAATATATATTAAACGTATTCAAATTCAAAAAAAAATTAATAAAATATAATTAAAAAATAAAAATTGATTTCTTTATATAAATTTTATAAATAACGACAAATAACTATTAATAATAATAATATGAGTGTAAATCATGGCAATGATAACGAACAAAATACATCTGTCCCTATCGAAAACTATAATAATAATATTATTTATAAAATTGGTAATTCCAGATCATTTATTAAAATGACTGCAGGAGAATTTATTAGAAAAACGAGAAACTGGACTTATAATAGAAATCTGGATGAAAAAAAAGTAAAGGAATTAGAATCATCTGTTCCAAATACCAATGATGATAATTCAATAGTTTGGTTATTTAGTATAGTATATGATAAATTTGCAGACCCTAATAATCATAATTTAATTCTTATTGACGGGCAGCATAGAAAAGAAGCACTAAAAAGAAAGATGCAAAAAAATATTAAATATGAAAATATTCCTGTATATTGTATTATGTATAATATTGATAATTGTGAAACAGAAAAACAAGAAGCTATACTAGAACTATTTTGTAATATTAATAATAATCGTCCTTTAGATAAAACTGATTTACCTAAAATTCGTATTATTAAACTTATTGAACAAATTAAAAAAAATACTGATTTAGTTCCTAACAAGAAAGCGATTACTATCGGTGGAAAAAAAGAAAAAGCAATTGAACCTCGTATGAATGAAAAAGAATTACATGATCTATTAGATGAACATTATGACTATTGGAATAGTCTTAGTAATGAAATTATAATTAATAATCTTATTATTATTAGTCGAAAAATTAGTTGCATTGATTATGATAATTTGTATATTCCTGATAAGACTAATAAAAAAAGATATGATACGGCAACTGAATATAAATTTTGGTTAAATCTAAGGTCTTCTAGCAACTATAATCCAGATGAATGGATTAAGTTTATTGCTACTCCAGAAGATTTTTCGTAAAATTATAATTATTCTATTAATATAATAATAAAACACATAATTATATTATATATTTCATATATTTTTATTTTTTTTATAGTAAAAAATGATTTTAATATTATATATAATAAGAATAACAAGAATATTAAGATAATATAAGAATGAATTATAATTTTGAAAATATAAATGAAGATCCTATGAAATTTATTAAAAATAATAAAAAAAAAGATATTATTAATGCTTTAATTTTAGCAGACCAAGCATTTTTTAATGGCGATAAATCAATTTTAAAAGATGATATATATGATATTATCAAAGATTATATTCGCAAAAAATATCCTAAAGATCCTTATTTAAAACGCGTTGGTGCAGATATTGATAATAAAGTGTCTCTTCCATATTATATGGGTTCTCAAAATAAAATAAAAGATAGCGATGATGAAATTACTAATTATAAAAAAAAATATAAAGGACCATATATTATAAGTGATAAACTTGATGGTGTTAGTTGTCTTGTAGTATATACAAAACATACAGAAAACAATTATGATATTAAGTTATATACAAGGGGGAATGGTACAGAAGGTCAAAATATTAGTCATTTATTAGAATTTATTAATGGATTTCCTGATTTTAAAGGAGATTATCTAGCAGTTAGAGGAGAATTAATTATTTCAAAGGAAAACTGGGAAAAATTAAAAGCAGATGGAGAAAATGGTGCAAATCCTCGAAATACTGTTTCAGGTGCTATAAATTCAAAAAATCTTAATAAAAATATTTTAAAATCAATTGATTTCGTTGCTTATACGTTAATTGATATTATTGATAATAGTAAAAAAAATAAATATAATGACGATAGTATTAAAAACGGATTACATATTTTAAAAAATTTAGGATTTTTAATAGTTAATTATACTATAACAGACGATATTAATCTAACTATTTTATCTAAAAATCTTCAAGAAGCAAGAAACAATAAATATATAATAGATGGAATAGTTATAAGTGATATAAGTAAGATTTATAATATAGAAAAAGGAAAAAATCCTACACATTCATTTGCATTTAAATCTATTCATACTCTTGAACAAGCAGAAGTAATAGTTCGCGAAGTTGAATGGAATGTATCAAAAGATAAATACATGAAACCTATTGTTAAATTTGATGAAATAACATTAGATGATGTTAAAATTAAGCAAGCAACAGGTTTTAATGCAGGATATATTGAAAAAAACGTAATTGGTCCTGGTTCTAGAATTATAATAATTCGTTCAGGCAATGTAATTCCTCATATAAACGAAGTTTTATCTAAATCTGCTTCCGGTAAACCTAGTCTACCTGGTATAGTTAATATTGATTATAAATGGAATGATACACATGTAGATATTATAATGATAGATAATGGTAATAAAAATAGTGATTATGATATTAAGAATATAATATATTTTATGAAAACTATAGGAATAGATTATATGGGACCTGGAAATATTACTAAAATTTATGATGCAGGTTTTGATAATATTTATAAAATAATCAACATTACTAAAGAAGAATTATTAAATATAGATGGTTTTAAAAATAAAAGTGCTGAAAATATTATAGAAGCTTTAAAAAAAATAAAAGATGTTGATTGTAATATTTTAATGGATGCTTCAAATATATTAGGTAGAGGTTTTGGTTTAAAAAAAATTAAAAGTATAACAGATATATATCCAGAAATAATAGATAATACTATAAAAGGTCGCAATAAAGCGCTTAAATTAAAGGTGGAAGACTTGATTAAAATTAATGGCATAGCAAATATAAGTGCACAATTATTTATAGATAATTTACCTAACTACTACACCTTTTATGATAATTTAGGAATTAAATGTCATAATGATAAAAATAAAGATGCTGTAAATGGTAATAAAGTTAATAATAATTTGAAAGATAAAACATTTATATTTTCAGGATTTAGAAATAAAGATTTTGAGAAAATAATTGAAGATAATGGGGGAAAAGTTACTACAAGTATATCTAAAAATACAAATTATCTAATAGTTAAAAATAAATACGAGAATACTGCTAAAATAATTAAGGCAAAAGAGTTAGGTATTATTATATTAGATATTGAAGATTTTGAAAAAATGCTATAGCCGGTATAAATATCATTACATATTTTCTTCTAAAATATATTAGAATTAGAATTCTTTTACATTAGATAACAATAATTATAATAATCTATACTAACATTACTTTAGATATAAAAACTTCTAAATGCATATTTATATTTTTTTATTATAATTATTTAGAAATGAGTTCAGCATTTTCCTTAGCATTTGGTTCAATAGCGACATTAAATAAAGAAAAAAAAAAGAGAGAAGAGAAAGAGAGAGAGAGAGAAAGAGAAAGAGAAAGAGAAAGAGAAAGTTAAGAAGGAAAAGAAGGAAAATTCTGAAAAGATTGTTAAGAAGAGTAAAACTACTAAGAAAGTTGATGAAAATGGTAATGAAATTCCTAGAACCTATCATCAATTTATGAAGGATAATCAGCAGAGAATTAAGGATGAAAATCCTGAACTTAATAACATAGGAAGAATGAGTAAGATTGCTGAAGAATGGAAGGAATATAAGAAAACACTAATGAAGGAAAATAATTCTTCATCAGATGAAGAAAAAGAAGTAAATGCGGATATTGAAGATAATAATGATGAAAACGAGGAAATAAAGATTGAGCAAAGGAGAGAGAGAAAGAGAGAAAGAGAGAGAGAGATGGAGAGAGAAAGAGAGAGAAAAAGAGAGAGAGAAAGAGAGAGAGAGATGGAGAGAGAAAGAGAGAGAAAAAGAGAGAGAGAAACAGAAACAGAAAGATATTTTAAAGAATATCAGTTAAAATATCCTAAATCTTTAGCATATGAATTATATAAATTATATCCAAGCGAAAAATTAAAAGATTTATTTTATTCGTATATGAGTATTTATCAAGATATTAAAAATAAATTTCCAGATATTGATATAGACTTTTTTATTGAATATCTTAATACATATCATATTGACGAAACTGGTAAAAAAATATATCATATTAATTTTGGAATTATTGAAAGTTTATATAAAATAGATTTAAAAACGATAAATTATAATAAATATATAGCATATAAATTGTTAAAAATAATTCAATCTTGTCAAATAAGCATTCCTAGTTTAAAATACAATATTATTATTAATGAATATTTATTATTTTTTAATACTGGATATGAATATAGTATAGGAATAAAGAAATTAAAAGATTTTATAAACATGTTAGATGCCAAGATATTTATGGATAATGTCAATATTAAATGGAGTATGCTACAATTTTCCATTAAAAATAACTTAAAATCAAATTATATTTCTGCTTCTATGCCAATACCAAAGTCAATACCTAAGCCAATATCAAAGTCAATACCTAAGCCAATACCAAAGTCAATACCTAAGCCAATACCAAAGTCAATACCTAAGCATGCACCTAAAATGTCCTCTAAATCTCCTAAAATGTCCTCTAAATCTCCTAAAATGTCTCCTAAATCTCCTAAAATGTCCTCTAAATCTCCTAAAATGTCCTCTAAATCTCCTAAAATGTCCTCTAAATCTCCTAAAATGTCTCCTAAATCTCCTAAAATGTCTCCTAAATCTCCTAAAATATCTCCTAAAATGTCTCCTAAAATGTCTCCTAAATCATCTCCTAAGTTACATCCATTTTATTTATTATAATTTTTAATATTAAATTTACAGACAAACATAAGCAACATATAATATAATTATATTAGGAATAAGTACCTCTATATTACGACGATTGTTATTGATAATCGCTACACATCTATTTGCATTATGTGCAATAGGTTTTAATATATTATCCATATTAAATAAATTATTTTTAATAGTATCTGTTAAATAGTAGAAGATACTATTATTACAATTATATCCTCCTACAGAATTATATGCTATGGCATTTTGATTATCACATAAATAACATTTAGAAGAACCAACATTATCATTATACGTTCCTATATCACATTGAATACAAATATTATTTTTTTCATAATACCCTATTGGACATTTTGAACAACTAATCATTTTAACATCTACAATACTTCCTGATGGACATACATAGCAATTATTGTAATTATTTGCATACGGCATATATTCTTTATTTTTATAATTACATTCATAACAACTTTCTTCGTATTTTGCAAACTTGTTATTTCCTGTAATATATCCTTTATTACAAAGAGAGCGTGTATTATTTATATTTGTTTCTTCTTTTGTACATTCAATATCACCTGATTTAGAAAAATATCCTACTGGACACTGAAGACAAGTTGCATTTGTAGCAGTCCTATAATAATTATCAGAACAATTATTACATTTAATATCTTTAATATCTTTAATATCTTTAATATCTTTAATATCTTTAATATCATAACTATTATGTTTATGTTTAAATTCTTTACCAGGAAGACAATTATTTATAGTAATTATGTTTTCTGAAATACTAATAATATCATTATATTTAGAATGTACATTATTTCTTTCAATAGCTAGAGAAATCGTACTACCACATGTATTATTATTAAACATCATATTACTAATATAATAATTACATATACTTACAAAATAAACTATGGTATAAATGATAATAATAGTAAATAAAAAGTACATTATTGTATCAATACTAATAATTAAATAATCAATTTTTATAATTATAAATATATCTATTATTTTATATATAATAATATATTAGAATATGTCAACTGATGCTAAAACAAGCGTTTTTAAAAAAGATAAAAATAATAATTTATCATATAATCAATGTGAAATTTTTATTAAAGATTACAAGGATTTTGAAAAAGGACTTATATCTAAAATAATTAATCCTAAAACTAATAAAGCACTTAATGATGAAAATAGAATAAAATATATATATGATAAATGTAAGCAAAAACTAGATATTGAAGATAGTCAACCCCAAAAATCTAAATCCGAATCACCAGAATCAGAAGATAATGAGATTATCTTAGATTCTTATGAAAAGGTAAAAGATATACTATATATTCCTTTTAATACTCTTGCAGTAAATAAATTTTTAATAGAATCATTATTTACAAAACCTATAGAATATAATAAAGGTTTATTAAAACTAAGTAAATATCTTTCTAGCACTAATTCGCATAATATTTATGTTAAATCTTATAATAAAACTTTAGATGAAATTAATAATATAATTAATAGTATATATAATACTACAACTCAGGCTAATAAAAATGTATTAAGACAACGTCACGGATGGGTCGAAAATTATATGTATAATCCCTTAAAAACATCAGAATTATCTCAAGTAACTACTAATATCCCTAATACAATAGTAAAAACTAAGAAAATATTGATAAAGATGTTAAAAAATTCTCATTATATAAATAAAAATGATATTAAAGGGTCTATATTAAATAATAGACCAATAGAAAGTGAATTGCGTGATATTTTATTTTATTCTTCAAAAAATAAAAATAAGTCAGATATTATTAAAAATTTAGAAGATAATAGAGAAAGATATTTAGCTTTGCAATTTATTCTTATTATAATAAAAGATGAACTTAACAATAATACATATGTGTTAGATAATAAAATTTATATTAAAATTCATTTGGATATCTTAGATTCTTTAATCACAAAAAATGTAGTTAATGGATTATTTAATAATAATTATAATTATTCACAATCTATTAGTAATTCAATAAGTTGGTCTGGTACTCCTAGAAGTTCTTCGAGCGACCATAGTCATTTTCAATCGAATGCAAATATAGAAAGATATAGAATTTCAAAAGCAAATTTAGTTGCTGAAATAACTCAAAATAATATTAATGATATGGACCCGTATCTTGCTGAAAGATGGGAAGATATGCCCATAGAAAAA